ATTCCCGCGCGCTCTCCCCGCGCTGGAAACGCAGCGGGGCGGCTTATCGGTTCCCCAAACCGGCCCCGCTGCAACCATTGCCGCGCTGTTTGTTGAGACAAACGGCAGCTATTACGGCCTGACCAATGTTGACCCATGGGATCAAGAACGGGATGCCCGCCAATACGCCGGGCCTTGGCCAGTTGTGGCGCATCCGCCGTGCCAGCGTTGGGGCAAGTTCTGGGCCGGTCAGCCCGCTTGGATAGCCCGCACTGGTGAACGCAAGATCAAGGGCGATGATGATGGATGCTTTGCCGCTGCGCTGGCGGCGGTCCGCGAGTGGGGCGGGGTTATTGAGCACCCTAAGGAGAGTCACGCATGGGTGCACTTTGGCTTGAATAAGCCCCCCGCGTCGGGCGGGTGGATCATCGCTGATGACTACGGGTGGACGTGCTGCATCGAGCAGGGGCGGTATGGTCACTATTCCCGCAAGCCTACCTGGCTTTATGTCGTCGGAGCGAAACTACCTGAATTGCGCTGGGGCGTATCAAAGCCGTCCTTCCCGCAATGGGCAATTGACCGCTACGGCTTGGCCAAGTGCAAGCGCGCAGGGGAACTGGCGTTCAAGGGCGGCGGCAAGGACAACCATCACCGCATTGGCACCCCGCCAGAATTCCGCGACCTGCTGATCAGCATCGCAAGGTCCGCAACCCAATCCTCTACCGGTCGAGGGTCTGACCGGCGTCTGTCTCCCAAACTACCCCCGGCCTACGGGTCGGGGGGCTTTTCTGGAGACGCAATGAAACATGCGGCGATTGCCGCGACGGATTCCCCGACGGGGGAAAGCAGGACCGCTTGAAGCGGTCAGCGATTAGCCGGGGATAAATCCCGAGCCGAGCGGTCCTGCACTTTCACACGCAACAGAAGGCTAACCGAAATGACCGAAGATATCAACCCAAGGGCAGTCATTGGCAACAATGCACCCGATCCGATGGACGAGGCTATTGCACCGTTCGGCGACACGATCACCATGGCCGAGCAATGGTTGGACGGGGTTCCCGTTTCAACCGAAGCCCAAATGGCGGAAGTGGACGAATTGATTGCCGGAATGAAGGCCGCAAAGAAGGCGGTCGAGGCGGCGAAGGAAGAAGAATACCGCCCGCACAAAGCAGCATGTGACGGCGTGGTTTCAAAATACGCCCCAACCCTGAAAGATGTTGACCGGCTGGTGAAGGGTCTTTTCGGGCTGGTGGACGGCTTCAAGCGCAAGCTGGCGGCTGAGAAGGAAGCCAAGCGCCGAGAGGCAGAGCGCGCGGCATGGGAAGCAACCCGCGCGGCGCGTGAAGCGGCAGAGGCGGCAGATGCTACCAATATCGAAGCCATGCGCGCGGCAGACGATGCTTTGCGTCAAGCCGAGGAAGCGCAGGCGCTGGCGAATGCGGCGAAGGCAGATACCGTCAAGGGACTGCGCAAGACGTGGTTTCATGAGGTTACTGACCTGACCGAGTTTCTGCGGTGGGTGTTTGTGAATGACCGCGCCGCCCTGGAAGCATTCGCCGAAGAATATGCCCGCAAGCATCGCGAAGACGGTGTAGCCCGCGATGGAATGCGCGCTTGGACAGAGCGGGTGGCAGCATGATCGACTGGACAAAAGCAAGCGCTGAACTGTCCAAGAAGCTGGACCCGTCTGCGGTCAAGCCTGCCAAGCAATTTGGGCCAAAGGGCGACTATATCGAAGGCTGGCACGCCGTGGCTGAGGCCAACAGGATTTTCGGCTTTGATGGCTGGTCCTACAGCATCCCGGAATGCACATGCGTTTATCAGGGCGCTCGGGAAATCGGGCAGAGCAAGAAGCCGGGCTTTGGCGTCACCTATACCGCAAAGGTGCTGGTCACTGTGGACGGGGTTTCCCGCGAGGATTTCGGGGCAGGGCACGGCTATGACGTTGACTGTGGCCTAGCCCACGAAAGCGCCATTAAGGAAGCCGTGACCGATGCCCTCAAACGCGCCCTGCGCACGTTTGGCAACCCATTCGGCTTGGCCCTGTATGACAAGAGCCGCGAAAACGTGGGCTATGACCTACCACAGTTTGACGCCGTGGCCGCGCATGATCGATTGGCCCGCAAGCTGGAAGCCGTCCGGACCCTGCCAGATTTGGCAGCGGCATGGGAAGGCAGGACCGTCAAGGAGATTGAGGACATTCGGCCCGATCTAGCCAAAACCCTCACTGACACCAAAGAACGCCGCAAGGCGGAGCTTAAACTGAAGGATCAAGCAGCATGAAAAGCATCACCATCGCCGGGAACATCGGCAAGAGCGCGGAACTTCGCAGCACGGGCGGGGGCGACAAGGTGGCGGGGTTTTCCGTCGCTGTTGACGACGGGTTCGGCGACAAGAAGCGCACCCTATGGTTTGACGTTTCGATCTGGGGAAAACGCGCGGAAACCTTGGCTCCGATGCTGGTCAAGGGCGGCAAGGTTTGCGTGTCTGGCGACCTGTCGACCCGAGAGCATGACGGCAAGACCTACCTGACGGTGCGGGCCAATGACGTGACGCTGCAAAGCGCAAAGCAGGGGGGGGACGATGAAAGGCCCCAGGGTGATCGGCGCGAAGAACCCAAGGGCGGCGGGCGTTCCGACATGGACGATGAGATTCCCTTCTGATGACCCAATCCCGCGCCCAGCTTGTCGAGAGCGCCCGCAATCATCTTCGCGTTGCCTATGCGACGGGCTGCGATGACGACAACGCGATTGAATACGCGACCCGCATGATGGGCGAAGCGCACCGGCCCCTAATTGGGCGGGTGCTGGCAACTCACTTCAAGGTGTTTGACCAATGACGCAGACGGTGATCCTGAGAGGCGCAGCGCAGCGCGATCTGGCGCAACGGATGATAGCAGCGGCCCCGCAGGACGCCGTTGTGCGCATTGCGCCACAGTCACGCACCCTAAATCAGAACGCCCTTCTCTGGGCGCTTCTAAGCGACGTGGCGCGGTCTAAGCCGTTGGGCAGATGCCACACTGCCGAGGTGTGGAAGGAACTGTTTTGCCATGCCTGCGGCCATGCCGTGCAATTTGAAACCGGATTGAACGGCCAGCCATTCCCGACCGGGTTTCGCACTTCGAAAATGAGCAAGGCGCAAATGGCCGATCTAATCACCTTCATTCTGGCATGGGGCGATGAGCAAGGGGTGAGGTGGTCGCAATGACAGCGTTCTTCAAAAACCGAAATGTCGTTTCGCAGATCGTGCGGGACAGTGCGCAGGGCGAGGGCTGCACGCTTCGCCTTGGGTGCTGCAATCATGATCCGGCAACGGTCTGCCTTTGCCATATCAGAGCATTCGGCTGGGCTGGCATGGGGCAAAAGCCGCCAGATTTCTTGGCCGTCTATGCTTGCTCTGCCTGCCATGACGCATTGGATCGTCGGGCCAAAGATGCCGAATGGGGATGGGATGACGTTTTGCGCGCGCTTGGCGAAACTCTCATGCGCCTGAGTGCAAAGGGGCTTCTAATCTTGAAGGGGCAGAAATGAATTGGCATCCTGCTTCTTTTGCGGCGCTGATACGCCTTTGCAAATCAGGCGTCCGGGCCTGCTTTCATCGCTTCCGGTCCATCTACGGGGGCGGTTCGGATACTGCACAGATCACGTCGCAGAAGCCCAAGCCAAGCTTGCCGCCGCAATTGGTCTTGACCCAAGCCATGCAGCGGGACGCGCTGATCGTGGATCGGAACAAGGCGGCGAAGATGCTGGACATGCAGGCCGTGCATCGGCTGGAAAGCGACCTGCGAAAGCTGACAAACCGGATACTGACCAAGGGAGTTTGTTCTAATGCAAAGCATGGATGACATCCTCGACGCCGCATTCGCCAAGGCGGGTGTGGTTGCCCAGAGGCCGTTCAAGCGGATACCAAGATCAACATCGCCGAAGCCACTAAGCCGGTCATGGGTCCGCCGTGTCGGTAGTTTACTGAGAGACGGTTATGGATCAGAGGATATAGCGATAATTTTGGAATGCAGGCCGGATCAGGTTTCGGCGCAAATCGCGGCCTTCAGGGCAGAAGGTAAGCTTGCGCAATGGTGGCCGTCATGACCCGCTGGGCCTCTGCCGTCGATGCAAACCAATCCGAGATTGCGACCATGCTTCGCACGGTCGGTTGCTCTGTCCAGCCCCTTCATAGGGTCGGACAGGGCTGCCCTGACTTGCTTGTCGGGTATCAGGGCAATAACTTTCTGATGGAAATAAAGGACGGGGACAAGCCGCCCTCTGCGCAGAAATTGACCGATCCCGAAACGGCCTGGCATGAATCTTGGCGTGGCAAGGTGCATATCGTGCGCAATGAACGCGAGGCGCTGGACGTGATTGGAATTGGTGTGACGGGGTGGGTTTCGTGAAGGAATCAGGGATATTCGCCAAGGTCCGCTTCTTGGAAAGCCGCTTGGATCGGCTCGAAGTCATCATTCTGGAACAGGACAAGGTTATTCGTGCGCAAGCCAAGAAGATCGGCGAAGATTATCAGTCCATGTTGCTTGAGCCGTCATCCCGAAAAATGGCTGATATCGTCGCGGACATTGCCAGCGATAACGGCCTTACGCTTACGGAGCTTAAAAGCAGATCGTGTTTGAGGGCAATAGCTTGGCCCCGTCAGTATGCTTATTCAGTGCTGATTGATGCGGGTCATTCCGCAGCATCGGTAGGGCGGTTTTTCGGTCGCGACCATTCAACGGTTGTGGACGGTGCGCGCAAAGCAAAATCCCGTGGATTGAGTGTGAATAACGATGTGGATAGCGCAATTCTTAGCGCGCCACTATTGCAATCCGGGGGACAAAATGCGTAAAATGAACGGGCCGGGCGGCGCTACCAACGCCACTCCCGGCCCTACCATAGGCGACCTGTCAGAGGAGATCGCGAACCATGGCTGATGCAGCCAATATCCCGATTCCGGGCGAAAATGCAAGCGCCGAGGCGGTGTCCCGGTGAGCATCAAAATCATGTCATGGGTCTTTGAGAACGGCCCATCAGACCCAAGCGAAAGGCTCGTCCTTCTCGCGCTGGCGGACTATGCCGCAGACAATGGGGAGTGGTGCCCAAGCATGATCGGTATAGCCGCCAAGGCTGGCATGACCGAGCGAGGCGCGCGTGGTGTGGTGCGGCGTTTGGAGGCCGCTGGGTGGATAGAGGTCAAGGTAGGAGGTGGTCGAGGGGGCCGCAGTCACTACCGGATCACCATGAGAAACCCGGAACAGCAAACCCGGAATGATAAACCCGGAATGATAAACCCGGAACATGGCGACGCTAAACCCGGAACGAAACGACCGGAAACCCGGAACGTAGGTTCCGCCGAACCATCAGTAACCATCAAAGAACCATCAGAAGAACCCCCTTTGGTTCCCCCAGCGGAAAAGGTTGATCCGAAGGCAAGGCTCCCAGCCGATTGGGCATTGAGCGACGAAGGTTGGGCCTATGCCCGTTCTCAGCAAATCCCGGACGAGGTGATACATGACGAAGCAAGAGGGTTTCACGCATATTGGTCTGACCGCCGAGACCGCGATGCAAAGAAATCGGCCCGTGGCTGGGAGCAATGCTGGGCCAACAGGTGCCGCTCTATCGCTGTCCGATACAAACCGCGTGGCGACATGGCTGGCAAAACATCATCCGGTGGATATGGACAAGGCGGCAGTATCGCGAGCATCGCAGCACGGCGTTGGGCTGCGGGTGAAGCTTGAAAGCCGCTATCCTGAAAGCGGGCCGTCCTACATGGTAGCGACTGCCTGCGAAGTTTCGCCGGATGGGGACCATAGCGCGGCGCTGACTGATCTTCGCAACTTCCTGACCCCTGCGCCTATTCGGCAGATCGAGGCATGGCTGGCGGAATTGTCGGTGCTGGTGGCCAAGAGGCATGGCGATGAAATGGAAGAGGGCCTGCGCCTCACCGCTTACGCTTCGCGACTTTCTCGGTATCCGGCAGACGTGGCACGGGCTGTCACTATCGGGGCCAGCTATAAATTCTGGCCGACATGGGAAGAAATGGAAAAGCGTTGCGAAGCAATGACAAGCCCCCGCCGCGTGATGATTTCCGCGCTGGAGTGCGGGCCGCAACCGCCTGAACCGGAATATCGGCCACCTTCGCCGGAAGAACGGGAACGCATTCAAAGCCTGATCGACCAGATGTTTCCGCGCGGATCGGCAGAGGAAAAGCAAGCTGCGATGGATTTGGCAATGGCGCGGGTTAAGGTGCCGACTGGAAAGATGGGGGGCGAAGCGTGAGACTTTGCAAACAGGACTTTGCAGCTATTCACTTGATTTCACTAGCATTCACGGCATGATGTAACAGCGCGGCCTAGGCTTGCAACCGAACCCCGGCAACTCCCCCGGATGGCCGCGCGCAACAGGGGGAAACGCCAAGGAGGGCGGGATGGGTTTATCCGAATACAGAGCATTTATTGCATCGCGGGCGGGTGCGATTGAAAAGGGCGGGTTTGATCCGCACCCGATCAATCTAGCCGCTAAAGCGCATCAGGTCGCATGTCTGGAATTTGCGTTGAATGCTGGCAAGTCGGCTGCATTCTTGGATACTGGTCTGGGAAAGTCTTTCATCGAGTTGGAGTTTGCGCGGCAATGCGCAGAGGAAACCGGCAAGCCATCGCTGATCCTGACCCCGCTTGCCGTTGCTGGCCAGATGGTGCGAGAGGGCCAAAAGTTTGGCATCGCCGCGCGCCAGATCAGGGAACAACATGAGGTTGGGGCCGGGGTTATGGTGGCCAACTATGAGAGGCTTGCCAAGCTTAATCCTGCGTCTTTCGGTTCCATTGTTCTGGACGAAAGCAGCATCCTGAAAAGCTATGCCAGCAAGACGCGCGTCTTGCTCGAAGAAGCGTTCAAGGATACGCCATACAAGCTTGCAGCGACCGCGACACCTTCGCCGAATGACCATACCGAACTCGGGAACCATGCCGAGTTTCTTGGCGTCATGCGGCAACAGGAGATGCTTTCCAAGTGGTTCATTAATGACACATCAACCGCTTCGCAGGAATGGCGACTGAAAGGCCATGCATCGGCTGATTTTTGGGGGTTTGTAGCATCGTGGTCGCGGTGCGCAACCTTGCCGTCTGATCTTGGCGGCGATGATACCGGATACATTCTGCCGGATATTGATCGGCGAGTGCATGCCGTCGCGGCGGACAGGATGGAAAATATCGGGCAAGGGATGCTGTTTCGCATTCCTGAAATGTCCGCGACTAGCTTCCATGAAGAGAAGCGGTTGACGCTGCGCCAAAGGTGCGAGTTGGCAGCGGAACTGGCCACGCATGACAAGCCGGTGACTGTGTGGTGCGAGACAAACGAAGAAAGCGCCATGCTGGCCAAGATGATCCCCGGCGCGATTGAAGTGCATGGGTCGCTTGATCCTGACGAAAAGGAACGCCGGTTGCTAGGCTTCGCTGATGGGCAATATCGGGCAATGGTAACAAAGCCCAAGCTTGCAGGGTTCGGGGTCAACTGGCAACACTGCGCCCATGCCGTCTTTGCATCGATCAGCTTCAGCTATGAGCAGCACTATCAGGCCGTGCGCCGGTCGCATCGGTTCGGGCAATCGGAAACGGTTCGCAACGATATTGTCATTGCGGACACAGAGGCCAGCATCTGGGACGTGATCAACGGAAAATCGACAAAGCATGACGAAATGAAGCGCCGCATGGCAGCAGCTATGAAGTCTGCACAATCAACCGCAAATCGCCGCGTCAAGTATGAGCGTCCATTGGACCTCGCTTTCCCGGCATGGATCAAATCGGAGAATGCAGCATGAAAAAGCAACCTGAGTATCAAGGCGCAGGATGGGCAATCCACAACTCTGATTGCATCGAAGGGATGCATTCCATGCCAGAGCATTCGGTTGATCTGGCAATCTTTTCGCCACCATTCGGAGATCTTTTCGTCTATTCGGACAGTGATCGCGACCTTGGAAATGCCGGAACCGGCGGCGCATTCATGAACCAATATGCATTCTTCGCTGAGGCTTTGACCCGCGTCATGAAGCCGGGGCGCATGGTTTGCGTCCATTGCACCGATCTGCCAAGCCGGAAGGGCCGGGACGGGTTTATCGGGCTGCAAGACTTCTCTGGCGATCTGATCGAGGCGCATACGGCGGCGGGCATGATCTATCATGGCCGGGTAACGATCTGGAAAGACCCGGTAGTCGAGATGCAGCGGACAAAAGCTTTGGGCTTGCTTTACAAGCAAATCCGCAAAGACAGCACGATGAACCGCGTCGGGATGCCGGATTACATGCTGTTTTTCCGCGCGCCGGGGGAAAATCCTGACAGAGTGGAACATTGCGCGCCAGGAGACACGAAAGAGCGGGTCAAAATCGCGCGCAAGTGGCTTCATGAGATGCACCGATCCGGGCTGGCATCTGAGACCCCTACGGATGCACAGATTCAAGCCCTGTTGCCGCATGTGGAATTTGACGTTTATGAGTGGCAGCGCCTTGCTTCGCCGGTCTGGATGAATATCCAGCAAGGCAATGTCCTGAACCGGATGAAGGGCGACGGCGATGAAAAGCACGTCTGCCCATTGCAGTTGGATACAATCGAGAATTGCTTGCGGCTTTACAGCAAGCCGGGGGACGTGGTTATGGATCCGTTCAACGGCATCGGATCGACTGGATATCAGGCAGTCAAAGGCTTCCGGCGGTATCTCGGGTTTGAGTTGAAGCCGGAATATGCCAAGCAAGCGAACAAGAACCTGATGGAAGCAGATGCGTCTGTCGGCGATCTTTTTGCAGCAGCATGATCCTCCCCATCATCACCCCCGGCCCAACCCTGACCATCTACCAAGACGGCAAGCGGGTGATCGAGGTGAAGCTATCCGCCCTTGAGGCTCTAAGCATGATCCGCGATCTGGCAAAGGAGACAAAGATATGACCATCGAACCATCCGCCGTCCGCTTTCAGATCGGCGCGCTTCTCAGGGCTGCATATGACAGGGGCGAAGTTACCCGGTCCACAGGAACCCGCATAACGATCTGGAGCAAGGTATGAAAACCAAAGCAGCCAAACGGGCACGGGCACGGCGAGTGACGATGCCAGGGGGAAAATCCGTCCCCGTCGCAATCGACAAGCGCGGTCGCCCTGCCACGGAAGACGCCCGGAAACCGGCGCTAGAGGCGCGTTGCCGCTTCGCGGGCATCCATGTGACCCCCGATAGCCTAAAGGCCACTGTAGCGCCCGTTTTCGGCGATGATATCGGGCTGTGCATCCATTCCCAAGCCAAGCCCGAAGAAGTGGCCGGGCTATGGGACGCATTCTGCCGCCTGACAGCCGCAAGACGGCAATGGCGCATGAGGCATCTGGGCTTGACCGGCGATCCGCAAAACAGCGCAATCGCCATGATCCCCGAACCGATGGAAACCGACGATTCCTTGCGGGTGGACATTCGCACGGCGGAAGAGCGCGATATTGCAGCCGACCGGGCCGAGGCATACTGGCGCGGCAAGCTGGACCTGATTCCGGTGGTGACATGGCGCATGGCCCTGCGATCCGCCGCAGATGGGTTCGGCGGTCCGTGGTGGCGCGATGGCAAGCCGACAATGGCGGGGAAGCATGTGGTCGAAGGGCTGATGGCGATGGGAAAATAATTCGCCGTGCGTGCATTTTCTTGTTGACCGGTCAACAATGACGTGGCATAGATAGGGCATGGGAACGGCGAAAGCATATAGCAGCAATCCCGCTGCCTGACCTTGGAGGTCCCGATGCCTGCTCTTCTTCTCCTCGCTTC